TCTGGTTTAGAATATTTATATAATGGCAAATGGATGCATGCTAAAAGCTTTGGAAACTATAAAATAAAACCAGCGTTCAAACAAAATATTCAAAGAAGAAAAAAATCAGGAAAATTTAAATACTTGTATGCTTTTGATAAAACATTAAGACAAAAATTAAATAAACAAAAATTAACTTATCCTAAAGTATGCGATTCTAGTGTAAATGGAAGCACGTTATCAGTCCATGATAAAAGTACAGGTTCGATACCTAGTGAATCGCTCAATAATTATGCCTGATAAAACAGGTAATAACAGGAATAATGATGGCACTTTTAAACAAGGTGTAAGTGGGAATCCAAAAGGAAGGCCTAAGGGAGCCGGATCCATACCAGACTTATTAAGGAAAATAACAAATGAACCTGTGCCTAAAGAACTACAAAAAAGAATTAAAAAGGTTTATCCAGAAATTGACTTAACTGATATGAACTTACTTGAAGGCATACTAAGAACGACTATTATGTATGCGATACAAGGAAAGCCGTGGGCAATAGATTTTGTTGCTAACAGATTAGAAGGAAAAGCAACAGAAGTAATAGCACAAGTTGGCGAGAAATGGGAAGATGTAATTCATGCGATTTACAGCCCAACAGAAAGCTAATTATTTCAAAGAGATTGAATATGTGCCAGATAAAATACAATGGGACTTGCACAATTCCGATGCTAGGTTTAGAGTAAATATACAAGGTAGAAGAAGTGGTAAAAGTTATAGCGCAGCAAGAGAAGCAGAAACAGCAATATTACAAGAAAATACTAAAGGCTGGGTTGTTGCTCCTAGTTATGACTTAGCTACAAAAATTGGTAGGGAAATTCATGAAAATCTTATATTAAAGATTAAATTTCCTACCATAAATAAAAGAGTAATTAATGGTAATTTATTTTATGCAAAATTTATTAATGGATCCGAATTGTGGATTAAATCAGCAACAACTCCAGATGCTGGACTTGTAGGAGAAGGATTAGACTGGTTAATAGTAGATGAAGCAGCATTATTACAAAAAATTATATGGGAACAATATTTGCGACCTACTTTATCGGATAGGAATGGTTGGGCTTTATTTACATCTACTCCTAGAGGATATAACTGGTTATATGAATTATATAAAAGAGGATTGTCTAATGAGTTTCCAGACTGGGAAAGTTGGCAACACCCATCTACACAGTCAAGATTTTTTAAAGACAATATTGAGGACTTAAAAAGGGATTTAACGCTTGAAACATTTCAACAAGAATATCTTGGAGAATTTACAACTTTTGCTGGTAAAGTGTATCCATTTGAACGGACTACCCATGTTTCTAATATCGAATATATTCCAGAATGGGATACATATTGCTCGATTGACTTTGGCTATCGCATGCCAGCAGTTGTCTTTTTTCAATGTGGAAAAGTAAATGGTGAAACAATTGTCCATATATTTGATGAAATAGTACATGAAAAAAATATTAAAACCGAAGATTTAGCTATGAGAATATTAGAAAAAAAATACCCTGTTTTATCTTACTATTGCGACCCTGCAGGAGTAGGAGTGCAATCAACAAGTGGATTAGGCGATGCAGAAATATTTAAAAGACATGGAATATTTGCAAAATACAAAAGAGATAAAATAAGTAAATCTATTCCATCTGGTGTGGACTTAGTTAGAAGTTTTTTAAAAAGTGCTACAAGCGAAGTTAAACTTTTTGTATCAGATAAATGTAAAGGTGTAATATCTGATTTTGAAAATTATAGGTATCCTAACGACAAAGCTGATAGTGCTTTAAAGGAAGAACCATTAAAAGATGGTTTACATGACCATAGCATGGATGCTATCAGATATTTTTTTATAAATAAATTTCCTATAAAAAATCGGGAAGTAACACAGACTGAAAGATGGTAGAATGATAATACAAGATTTAAGCAAACAAACAATTATTAGTAGTATTAAAGATTATGTTGATGATTCACATTATAGTGAAAATAAAGAACGTTTAATGATTATGGATTATTATGAAGGAATAAACTTAGATAAATATGTAATGGAATATTTTGATTCTAATGCTTTAAGATTTGCAGTTCCTTTTGAAGCTAATATTACACAAGAGTTAATTGATTCAAGATACATAGCTTATAAATCTGCACCACAGAGAAATGCTGATGAGAAATATTTAGAACTATTAGGAGACTTAGACCAGGACATGATTCAAGTTGACAGGCTTACAGGTTTATTAGGAACAATAGGAATGTTAAGATATTATAACGAAGAAAAAGAAATTTTAGATTCACATATTATTACTGACTTTGAACCTATATATGAAATGAATAATTCGGATCCAGTAGCTGTTGTTTACCCTTTATATAATCACGGAAATATGAAATCAGAAGAACAACAATTTGTTTTTTGGTCAAAAGATATGCATTTTAAAATGACAAAAGGTGGTCAGTTTATAAGTGTAAACGAAGATGATGTAAATCCATATGGTGTAATCCCAGTTTTATTTTCTCATCTATATCCTATGATTGGAAACGAATGGTTTAGAACTGGCAAGGGTAAAATGGTTGCAAATGCCAATTGTTTATATAATGTATTTGGAACACAACTATCACTTGGAAATATGTATCAGACTTTAGGGCAATCCGTTTTAACAGGTGTTGATGAAAGTACAAGGCTAAAAATGGATGTTAGCAAAATGCTTGTATTACCAGAGGGAGCGAATTATTCAATTGTAAGTCCATCTGGTTCGCTTTCAGAAATAAGAGAAAACCAAAAGTGGGTTTACGAAACAACAGCATCAGCTTTACATTTAAAAAAGAAATGGGGTAGTGATTCAAATGCTACATCTGGAGAGCATCAAAGAATTTTAGAAGTTGATTTAACAGAAGCAGTTATGTCTGACTTTGAACGATTTAGAAAATTTGAAAAAGAAAGATTTGAATTAGACCAAAGGATTTTAGAAACTTATAATATTAACGTAAGTGATGAATACTCAGTTGATTTTAGTGAGCCACATATTCCTTTATCACCACAACAAGAACGTGAAGAGTGGATGTGGAAATGGGATAATGGATTGGCAACTACAAAAGATTGGCTAAGACATTACAATCCAGATTTTACAGAAGAAGAAATTAACGAAACTATGGAAAGAATTGAACAAGAAAGTCAACCGAAAAAATTGGATCCAAAACCTACAAATGAAACATTAGTTGAAAGGTTAATTAATGGCAGTTAATGATTTTTTAAATGAATTGTCAAATATTGAGAATAAACTCATAAACATTCTACCAAAGCTTATTGATAGATTAAAAGGTTTCTCTGATACAGAATTAGCAGTTATTGCTAGGGAAATTGATTTCTTTGAACAATTAAATAAATTAGGTTACAATGATAGTGTTGAAAAATTAATGCAAGATTATGACGGAGTAGCTGAAAATGTTTTTAGAGAAGCTAACATAAGAGGTTTAGACACTAAAGTCGCTTCTGCTTCACAATTACAATTAATAAAAGATTTAGATGCCCAAGCTATTTTTAGAATAGGTCAAGAAATTTCAACAAAAGTAAAAAGTGAATTATTAAGAGGAATTATTGATGGCGATACAAGAGATAATATTGTTAACAGATTATCCACAACAGTTGTAGGTGAATTAACAAGCCCACAATTAAATACTATAGTCGGAGATTCATTTGCAAGGTTTAGTAATACAGCAACTAAAAAAGCTTTTGAAGAAAACCCAGACCAACGATTCAAATATGTTGGAGCATCAAAAGAAAATCCTAGGATCCGACCACTATGTAAGCATGTAATGTCAAATAGTCAAAATGAAAAGGGTTTTACTGTTGCAGAAATTTTATCTTATCCAGAAATAGGTGGACTTAAATTATCATTTTCTGGTAGAGGTGGTTATAATTGTAGGCATGATTGGGTGGCGGTATTAGACTAATGTTTGAATTATCAAAAACATTTATTAAACTTTCTAAAATAGCAAAATCTTTAATATTGGAAGATGCTTCTAAAGGTGTTTTCCAAAATGAAACTGGAAAGGTTGGTAAATTTCAATATAGCGTAGATTATAGAGAGTTTAGAAAGTCAAAAGGAAAAGACACATCATTTGTAGATGCTCGGTTTACTGGTGATATGTTAAGAAGAATTACATCAGTTCCAGAAGGTAATAACGGATTTAAATTAGTTTATGCAGAAGGCGGGAAAGTGCGAAACATGGAACGATTAAGATATAGCGTATTAGGTTTGAATAATAAGAATTTAGGCAAAGTAGAAAATATTATAAATACAGAATTAAACTTACAAATAACAAACTACACAGCAAAGCCAACTACAATACAAGTTGGCAAATAGAAAGGAAATGTTCAGATGAACGAAGAAAAAGATGCTCAGGTGAGCGAAGAAAATAATCAGCCAGTAGAGCAACCTGTCTCTAATGACGTTGATAGTCGGCATGAAGTTATTCAAGAAGCGAAAAAATACCGACAAAGAGCCCAGTCTGTTGAAAAAGAGTTAGAAGAACTCAAGGCACAATTAGCTAAAAAATCTGAAGATGAATTAGCAGAAAAAGAGGAGTGGAAAACACTTGCTGAAAAATATAAGCAAGAAAGAGATGAACTAGAGCCACAAGTCCAAAAAGCTAATGCTTATATGGAAGATGAAAGGCAAAGGTTGCTAGCAGACTTTACAGAAGATGAAATTAAAGACTTTGGACACTTACCATTAAGTGACTTAACTAAATTTCATAAAAGATTAATTAACAAAAAGGTTGTCAAAACTGAAACTGGTAATGCAGGAGTTATTCAAACTAATCCTAAAAAAATGATGGAAATGAATAAATCTGAACGAAGGCAGAACTGGGCAGGCATTGTACAATCATACAAAAATAGGAAATAATAATTATGGCAGAAGTAACACTAACCACGGCAGCGAATTTTATTCCTGAAATGTGGTCAGATGCCGTTCTTGACTATGCAGAAAGAGAATTTAGACTTGTTAATCAAGTTACTGACCTTTCAAGCATGGTTGCAGAGGGTGGCAATAAGTTAAACATCCCAAAAGTTACTGAAGAAACTGCTGCGACTTTGAGCAGTGGATCAGCAGTATCTTATGGTGCAAACACAGATGGCGAAGTTGAGCTATCAATCAACCAACACGTTTATGAAGCAAAAAGAATAGGCGACTTAGTAAGAGTTCAAGAAAATTCTGATTTGTTTGGAATGTATGCTCAATCAATGGGCTATTCCATTGCAAAGAAAATAGAGAACTATATTGCAGTTGACGTACTTCAAAGTGCTACTGGAAACGACGTAACATTGGCCGCTGATAATACAGCAACAACAGCATTAATTAGAAGCGGACTTCAAAAGCTTCTTGATGGTGGTCATTCATACACAGATGGACAAACATTTTTCTATGCTTCTCCAGCTATGTATTCATCAATATTAGGTTTGTCAGATTTTAATTCTGCAACTATTAGAGGTGATGCTACAAATCCAAATGTTTCTGGTGAGTTAGGAAATGTTTACGGCATGCCTGTGTATGCCAGCGTGGATTGGGATGATGACGGAGGTACTGGAGACGAATCTGGAAGTATTTTCAAAACTTCTGGTGTCTATTACGCTTCGCAATTACGCCCTAGAGTTCAGGAGCAGTACGATATCGATTATCTTGCTACATCCATTGTAGTTGATAGTCTCTTTGGTGCTTGCTTATCTCATAGCGCAAGTTCAACAGCACTACCTGTTGTTAACTTTAACAATCCTTAATTGGAATAAGAAATTGAGGGTGGTAAAACACCCTCTTTTTCAAAATAGGAGGAATAGAAATGGAATGGACATATTTAATAAAAGATAAGAAAGTAATTGGAAAACACAATTTATCAGAAGAAAGACTTGAAAAATATTTAGAATTAGGTTATAAAGTTTGTGAAGAAGATGATTGCGATTGCAGTAATAATTTAGGCTCTGATTCAACTTGCGAACCTAAGCCTAAACGTAAACCTAAACCAAAAAGTAAAAAGGCTAAAAAATAATGCCTTTATATGAATATCAATGCAACAAGTGTAAAAAAATAATAGAACATTGGCATGGATTAGTACACATGGATCCGAAATGTAAAGAGTGCAATAGCAAGGATTTAAGAAGAATTATTAGTAAAACATCAACTCGATTCGGTAAAGATTTTTATGAAGAAGAATATAAAAAGGGCAGTTTCGATAATACAGATTATTAGGAGTAAAAAATGTCAGCTTTAGCAGATTTATCAAATAGTAGAATATCAGATACATATTCTCAATTATTACATACTGGAGAAACTTCAGGCATTAGTAGTACAGCAGTTTCAATAACAGATGGAGACGGAACTGCTTCAGCTTTAAAAATATCAACTAATGGAATTGAATTAATAGACAGCAAAACTATTAAATTAGGAACTGGAAGTGATTTACAAATATATCATGATGGATCCAATTCTTTCATTACTAATTCAACTGGTATATTAAAGATTGCAACTGAAACATCTGGAATAGCCGTTACAATCGGACATACCACATCAGAAACTACAATAGCAGATAATTTAACAATAACTGGAAATGCTTCTGTCGGTGGAAACTTAACGGTGACAGGAACGACAACTTTCAATGGTGGTACTATCACTTTAGGTGATGCTTCAAGTGATACAATTGCTTTTGGCGGTACTATTACTGGCAGTTTAGTCTTTGAGGGTTCAACAAGTGATGCTCACGAAATAACATTATCACCAGGCGACCCAGATGGCGACAGAACAATAACACTACCTAATGCAACTGATACTTTAGTAGGATTAGCAACTTCAGATACATTAACAAATAAAACTTTGACAAGCCCCGACATTAATAGTCCTGATATAGATGGCGGTTCGATAGATGGGGTTACTCTTGGAACAAATAGTGCAGTTACTCAAGCAGTTATTGATAATATAAATATAAATGGGTCAACTATTGGACATACAAGCGATACGGACCTAATTACACTAGCAGATGGTATTGCAACTATTGCTGGAGAAATTAGTGTTACTACACTTGATATCGGAGGAACTAATGTAACAAGTACTGCATCAGAACTTAATATTTTAGATGGCGTAACTGCAACTACATCTGAATTAAATATATTAGATGGAGTTACTGCAACAGCTTCAGAACTTAATTTATTAGATGGAGTTTCTGGGTTAGTACAAGCAGATTTTACAAAATTAGCATCTATTAATGCAACTGCAACAGAAATAAATATTTTAGACGGAGATACTTCTGCTAGTTCAACAACAATAGCAGATGCAGATAGGGTTGTTTTAAACGATAGCGGTACAATGAAACAAGTTGCAGTTACAGACCTAAGTGCATATTTTGATGATGAAATAACCGCAATGCCTAATCTTGTAACAACTGCTGCAACAACAGTTGGTGCTTTAAATAGTGGTTCAATTACATCTGGATTTTCAAGTATAGATATAGGTTCAGGAGCATTGAGCACTACTGGATCCGTAACCCTTGGGGCTACATCTTTTGGTGATAATAATATCACTAATGTTGGAGATATAGCGCTTGATAGTATTTCAGCAGACGGAACAGATATTAATATTGCCGTTTCTGACAATAGTGCAACTTCGTTTACAATTAAACAAGGTTCAGATGCTTACTTAATTATCGATACTGCAAATAGTTCAGAATCTGTATCAATAGGTACAGGTATTAGTGGCACCTCAATTAGTATAGGACATAGCACAAGTGAAACAACTATTAATGACAATTTAACTATTACAGGTGATTTGAAAGTAAATGGTTCTACTGTTACTCAAAATGTTTCAACAATGACTATTAACGACCCTATTATATCATTACAGACTGCTGATGATGGTGCTAACCTTGGCTCAGATACAAATAAAGATGTTGGTTTAGCCATGTTTTATCATAATGGCTCATCTGCTAAAACTGCATTTTTAGGATTTGATGATTCAGATGGAAAGTTAATGTTTGTTCCAGATGCTAGTATTTCTTCGGAAGTAGTATCAGGTAGTGTAGGAACAATTAAAGCAGATTTAGAAGGAACTATACAAACTGCATCACAAACCAATATTACATCTGTCGGAACTTTAGGAACTGGTGCAATTTCTAGTGGATTCGGAGCTATTGATATTGGCTCATCAAACCTTACTGCAACTGGCACAATCAGTTTAGGAGGTACATCATTTAATGACAATGACATTACAAATATTGGCGATATTAGTGCTGATAGTATATCATCTGATGGTTCTACTTTTAATATTGCTATGGATGACAATCAGGCAAGTGCTTTTAGTATTAAAGAAAGTTCAAACTCTTATATTACAATTGATACAAGTAATTCATCCGAAAAAATACAATTCCACAAGGCATTAGATATTGATTCTACTTCTGATTTTGGATCCAATGCAATGACTAATGTAAATATTGATTCTGGTGATATAGCAACAGGAGTTACAATAGGAGGTTCAGATTCTATAACAGAATTTGTTCAGGACACAGCTGGTGCTATGGTTTCTTCAAATACTGAATCTGGAATAGCAGTAACATACGAAGATGGTGATGGCACATTAGACTTTTCATTAAGTGCTTCGCAAACTGGAATTACTTCAATAACAAATACAAGTTTAGTTGTTGGTAGAGATGCAGATAACGATATTGATTTTGCTACTGACAATAATATTATTTTTAGAGCATCAGGAGCAGACCAAATTAAATTACAAGATGGAGCATTATTACCAGTAACAGACAATGATGTTGATTTAGGTAGTGATAGCTTACAATTTAAAGATGCACATATCAACGGAACACTTGAGGCAGATGCTATAACAATTGGTGGTGTTACTTTAGCAGAAACTATTTCTGATACAACTGGAGCTATGTTCAGCTCTAATACTGAAACTGGAATTACAGCAACTTATCAAGATGCAGACAATACCATTGATTTGGAAATTGATGCTTCAATGACAAGCATTACATCTCTTGTTAATAGCAGTTTAGAAATTGGAAGGGATGCTGACAACAGAATTAAGTTCGGTACAGATAATCAAATCATCTTTGAAGTAGATGGTGGAGATAATGTAATATTCAAAACATCTGGAGAAATTGAAGCTAGCAGTTTAGACATTAGTGGTGATGTTGATGTGGATGGTACACTTGAAGCTGATGCTGTTACAATAGATGGTGTTGCATTAGGAACATTTGTAAGAGATACGGTTGGCACGAATATGGTTTCAAGTAATACTGAAAGTGGCATAACAGTAACTTATGACACATCAAATGATAATCTTGATTTTTCAATAAATGCTTCACAGACAGGAATTACATCATTGCTTGCAACTGATATAGTAATAGGTGAGGATGCTGAAACTAAAATTGATTTTGAAACTGCAAATGAAATTCACTTTGATGCTAACAATGCAGAAAAATTAGTAATTGATGGAACCACGACAACAACATTTCAACCAGTTACATTTTCTGGTGCAGATGCAGTTCAACATATTACTTTTACGGATTCATCTCACCCAGCATCTGTATTTGCAATAACATCTGCAGAGTATAGTGGTGGTGGTGGAAATAAAAATAGATTTTCTGCACTAAATAGCACTGCCATAGCATTTGAAACTGGTGGATCCGAAAGGTTATTAATTGACCAAGATGACAGCGTAACTCTTGGACAAGGCATGAATTTTGGTGCATTACATACTAATGTTTCAGTAGGTACAAGTGCAACTGAGGTTTTTGATGTTTCTGATGTAGCTCCAGCTAATAGCACAGGTGATGGAATTTACTTATTCAATATTGTTAGACGAGGCGGTAGCTACTCTACTAGGTTTGTAGGAATTTTCGGAGTAGATAATTCAGGTATCGCTTTAATAAATACAATAGAAAGTAATGATTTTACAATAAGTGTTTCTGGAATGTCATTAAGAGCAGCGACTGGTGGCACATACGATTGCTCTGCAACTTTTCAACCTCTAGCAATAGGAGACTAAAATGTCAATAACTAAACAAAATGCAAATGATTATATAACTGCAAAAAGTCAAAGGATTTATGCTCATAAAAATGAATCTGATCCTTTATTGGCACAATATATGGCAGAAGAAATAGAAAAATCTGTATGGCTTGATAAAAAAGCAGAAATTAAAAAAAGGTTTCCATATCCAGAAGGATGTGCTACTTCTGACTTAGAACAATATTGTAAAGATAATAATTTAGGGTAAATATGAAAAAAATAATCTTCGCAACATTAATACTTTTAGGCTGTAATAAAGTAGGTAATATGGATATACAAGACCAACATGGCGAAAAACATTTTTATAATAGAATACTACACTTCAATGAAGATTCTACAATGCTTTGGTGTTATAACCATGAAATGTTTGAGGTTGTAAAAAAAGACACCAACAGAACTAAGTACAAAAATTGGAATGATTTAGCAAGTGATTGGATATTATATTAATGAGTAAAATACAAGAATCATCTGGAGTAAGTTTTAGCTTAAGTTTTCTTATTCAAGTTCTATCAGCAATCGTTTTAGGTGTTTGGGGATACAGCCAGTTAGATAGTAGGATCAGTTTTTTGGAAACAACATCAAGTAATAATTCAATGCACATAGAAAAAATACAAGCAGATATGTTGGCTTCACAAGATAGCCCTATCTCAAGCGACCACATACAAAATACAAGTTTAAGATTTATTGAAAAAACAATTGCACAGCATGAAGCTGAAATAATAAAACTGCAAGACAAAGTTTATGACTTGAATATAATTATAGGTAATAAATAATGGCAATTCCAGTAACAACTAGAAAAAGATTAAGAGCATTAGCTAAAAAAAATAAAATTAGAGCAAGTTCTTTATATAAGGTTTATCAAAGAGGATTAGGAGCGGCAGTCAGTTCTGGAACCCGACCGGGTCAAACTCCTTCATCATGGGCATCAGCAAGAGTTAATTCTTTTATTAAAATAGTTAAAGGTAGAAAATCATTAAAACATGATACTGATTTAGCAAGAGCAGAAAGAAAAAGACGTGGTTAAAATAAGAAAAGTTATTAAAGACAAAAAATATAAAAGTGTCCCTAAAAAGTATTTATCTGGAACAAAAGGAGCGAAACGTTCTAAACGTGGATCCGATTTAAGTAGGATGCAAAGGCTTTATAAAGCTGGTAAAAGAATACCAAAAAGTTTAATGAAAAGAGTGTTTGGCTAATGGCACATTTATCAAGAAAAAAAGCTATGATTAAAAGGTATGGTTTGCAAGGAACAAACAAACCGAAAAGAACTCCAAAGCATAAAACTAAATCTCACATGGTTTTAGCTGAACAAGGGCATAAAATAAAACTAATACGCTTTGGACAGCAAGGAGTAAGAGGTGCTGGTAAAAATCCTTCTTCTAAATCACAAAGGGCAAGGAGGAGAGCATTTAAAGCAAGGCATGCAGGGTATATCAAAAAATTTGGAAAAATGGGTGCTAGTTATTGGGCATCAAAAGTTAAATGGTAAATAAAGGAGTTAAAATGGCTAAAAATGAAAAAATAAAAAAACAAACCATAACACTAGATGATAAGGAATATAACATTTCAGATATGAATGATAATCAAAAAAATTATTTATCTCATATATCTGATTTAAACAGGAAAGTAGAAACTGCTAAATTTAATTTACAGCAAATGGAATCTGGATTAAATTATTATGTTGCTTTGCTTTCTAATAGTTTAAAAGGAAATAAGAAAGAGGAATAAATGCCTATTGATAATATTGCGGAACTTGGATTTGCTGGACTTTCAGCAGTCTTGCTTTTTGGTTTATTTAAATTTATAACTTCGGAACTAACAAAAAAATTAGACAGGTTAGAATCGATTATTATAAAATTAATTGATTCAAAAAATGAAATGAAAAATGAATTTAAAGAATTAAATGATGAAGTTACGGATCAATTAAATTATATTGAAGCTAAGCTTGGTAATGGCAGAGGAAGCAAACAAAAAAGGAAGGCTGGAGCATGAGTTCTTGTGATTGTGATTGTAAGCAAAATGAAACAAAATCAAAAGTTTCTGAATACAATATTCCTAAAAATATAAAATTTGAATTTGTTAATAAAAGTAAACAGGAGAACAAAAAAAATGAAAATAGCTGATTTAGTTATAGCAGAAATATCAAAAGAAGAAAATAAAAATAAAATAGTTGAAGCATTAAATAAAAATATTAACATTCCTATTATTAATGAACAAACAGAAGAAAAATATATTTCTGCAATGGTTGATACATTTATAAGTGTATTAAAAAAAGTACTATGAAACATTCTTATAAAGTAAAAGGCGTTGAAATAGGTTTTTTAAACAAACAACAAAGAAGCACAATGAGAATTCATTCAGTTCATCATACAAAAAAACATTTACAAAAAATGGCAAATTTAATGAAATCTGGTTCTTCTTTTCAGCAAGCACATATTAAATCACAAAGGGAGGTGGGAAGCTAATGCCATATCACAAAAAGAAAAAAAAGAAAATGGGTGGAAAAAAATAAATGGAAGAATTTAATAGAGCAGTTAAAAAAGTTCTTCATCATGAGGGGGGTTACGTTAATGACCCCTCTGACCCCGGTGGCGAAACAAAGTATGGTATTTCAAAGAGAGCATATCCAGATGTAGATATAAAAGGATTAACAAAACAAGATGCTATTGATATTTATTATAAAGATTATTGGATCCAAGGTAAATGTGAAATACTTCCAAAATCAATCAGAGAAGTCTATTTCGACATGGTAGTCAATATGGGAAAAAAACGAGCAGTATTGGTGCTTCAAGAGGCTATAAACCATAAAATAAAAAACAATATAAGTGTTGATGGACAACTCGGACCTAAAACAGCATCAGCAAGTAAAAATTTAGAAGAATATCGGCTTAAAAGTTTTAGAGTAAAATATTATGCTGATTTAGTAAATAGAAAGCCAACTTTATTAAAATATTGGTTTGGTTGGTTTAAAAGAGCATTAACATAAAATAGGAGTTAATATGGCAGAAACATCAATCAGTGAATTTTCAACAACTGAAAGACTAAACAAACAAGCAATAGATGTTATATCGGTAACACTTACAACTGATGCAGAAACAATAGGTGATAATAAAGTGTTTGCACAAGCAATAGAAATACCTTTTGCTACTTCTGTAAATGGTGGATCCGGAATTATAAAGTCTATTACAATACTTGACCAAACTACAACAGGACCTGCAATGGATATTATATTCAGTTCAGTAAACACTTCAATAACACAAGACGAAGGAAAAGCAGTAGGTGAAGATGTTGCAGATTTAGATTCAGCATTAGTTAATATGCTTGGAGTAGTTAAAATTGTAGCAGGTGATTATACAAACTTAGCAGATTCTAGTTTAGCAAGTAAAAGTGCTATTGATTTAGGAATACAAAGTGCTAGTGGAAGTACTAGTATTTTCGCATCAGCAATTAATAGAAGTGGTGGTAATTTCGTTGCAAGTTCAACAAGCGTACTTAGAATGAAAGTTACTATACAAAAAGATTAAATGTTTAGACGAGCAATAGTCTGTGGCGATACTCATTTTCCATTGCATTATGAACCAGCAGTAAATTGTGTTCTTAAGGCAATAGATATAGTAAAGCCAAACATTTTTATACATTTAGGAGATGTAGGCGAATGGGAAAGTTGCTCAGCTTGGAAATACAAAAGGAGAAAGCGACCACCTTTAGAATATATATTACCAGAAATTGACAAAGAAGCAGAGCTTATAAATAATGGTTTAGATTTATTTGATAAAGCTCTTGATGATGATTGTATTGTAAAATATATGATTGAAGGCAACCACGATTATTGGTGTAACCAATTTGTAATAGAACATCCATATTTAAAAGAATATAAATTTGAAAAATTACTTAGTTTAAAAGAAAGAGGCTACCAATACAAACCTTATGGAAAATATCTTAAAATCGGAAAATTATATTTTTATCATGGCGGTCATTATTCTACTGCATACCACACAAAGCAACACGCTATTAATTTGGGCAAATCGGTGGTATATGGTCACATGCATGATGTTCAAAGACATTCCGTTACTCATGTTGACGGCACTCATGCTGGTTTTAGCTTGGGTTGTCTTAAAGATATGAGTGATGAAGCAAATGTGTGGTTACGGAATAGAAAAACAAACTGGGGTCATGCTTTTGCAGTTATTGATTGGTTTAAAAATGGTGATTTTAGAATTGATATTGTTGACATAACAAACGGAAAAACATTTTTATATGGAGAGGAAATAGATGGAAATTAATAATATAGACGAACCTTTAAATTTAGGAGAAGCAATAGCTCAGCTTAAAGTTTTACGGATCCAATTTGAAAATGTTGCATCAGTAGAAGAACAATTATTATTATCTAGTCAGATATGTAATTTAATTGATTTTATTGAAATTCCTGAATTAATTGGAGGTATTGATGACCACGTTTAGAGAAATTTATGCTAATGCTACAACAGATTTAGAATATTTTTTGCCAGATGTCCAGGCATTTGATAGAAAAATTTTATTAACTGGTTGGTTATTTCATGAGTCAAATGTATATAAAGCGGGTTCTACTGGAACTATTGACCAATTATTTAGAGACAATTTTGAATTGACAAAGGTAAATAGCTTATCTACCTTAATTTCAAATAATGCAGATGGTGAATATTTTTATGATAGTAGTGCAGATATTACTTACATTAGAAGTGATAATAATCCATTAACACATCATACAATAGAGGGTGGCAGAGATTATGCAACTTTGAAAAATACTGCATTAAATCGTGCTGCAGAATTTATTCGGTCTTATATTAATAGACCTATTTTAAAAAGGTTAGGTGTAGGCATCCAGTCTGAATCTTTACAAAGTTATGATGATATTATTATTAAGGCGAATGCAGTTTTAGCTTGTAGCGAATTAGTTAGACCATACGACCAAGACAGAGCAGATTATTTACAATCATTAGCTTATAATCCAGAAGGAAATGGTTTTTTAGATTTAATAAAGTCTGGCGAAATTGCTTTATGGCATGATAAAACTTTAAGAGACACACAAGGAAAATTATTGCCTGTAAGTGTCGGATCCAATACGACTGGTAGTATAATAGACATTAGAGGTCAAGCATCAGCAGATGATACTATATCTGTAAAGATTGCTAATGGTGGTACTTTAACTCATGGAACCGCAAATACAAGCGTTACATACAATGTATTCACCGGAAATGATGATGGCTTACAAACACAACAAGTTGTAACAAATGAGCCTATTTCTGGAGCATATCAACAATGTGCTCATGGTTTACAAATAAAATGGAGCTATGGTGTTCATACAACAGGAGATACATACTATATAGAATGTTCTAATATGATTCCTGAAGCTGGAAGTCCAATTAAATCATACACCATAGAGCGTAAATGACAATATATATAGACCAAGGCAGAAGAATTATGAATAAGTTACAAGAGCTTATTTTTACTGAGTTTAACTTACCTGTTCATTTTGATAAAGACTACCAGTACAGAAATACAACATTTTTTAATATTTATAATAATAGTATTAGTGATATTCAAAGATTATCTGGTGGAATGATAAGAAGTTATACATTTGATATTAGGTATTATTTTTTTAGAGAAGGCTATGGAAGGCATACACACCATAATATTTTGTCTAATCAAACCGAAAGGTTTTTAAGAGTTATGCAAAATAATCCATCACCACCTAATGAAGAAACAACATACTCTACTTATATTTCAAGATATACACACAGCATAGACTACTGGAATTTAATTACTTCTTATATTTACCATTCAGGAAATATAACAAACGTAAATTATAATCCATCATTGTCTGATAAAGAAACAGCACCTAATTTAAATGTAGTAGAATACACTTTTGAATGTATATCTGCCGAAGCACAATATGAATAGGAGACTATATGAAAATTAAATTAAAAAGTAAAACAAAATTAATACCGCCTTGGAATAGCTATGGTGGATTAACAACAGAGGATTGGGAGGCTTTAAACAATGGCAAGACTATTGAGATAAAAAAAGTTCCTGATGAAATTAAAGAGTTAACAACTCAAATTAAGGAGGCAAAATAGATGGCAGTAGATGGAGCGGGATACTCAAGTTCGGAATTTCAACTTGCTTTTGTTGCAGAATCAAATATTGGAACAGCTAATGTTTCATCCATGAATCTGATAAATATAGACAGCGTAACTTTTCCGAGTTTGAACCCAACACAAGTACTAAACATAAGAAGTGGAACTGGTAGAGTTTCAAAATTAGCATCAACATTTATATCAGAAAAAAATACTATGAAAGAAATTTCTTTTTCTGGTGTTGCTGATTCAACGGTTCTACCTTTATTACTTCAAAATATAACAACAAATACAGCAGATGGAAATACTTATGACGTTGCTCATAATTACACACCACCTGAATTAGAAGATGGAGCATCTTCAGCAATTACTAAAACCGTAACGGTTGCTTTAGTAAGCCCTGAAGCTGGAAATGACCACAGCGTAATATTTCCGGGTTGTACATTAACTCAGTTAACAATGAGTGGTGATATGGGAACGGAATCTGGAAGGGTCATGATAAGTGGAACATTTAGTACAGGATTTACTCCTACTTATGGACAAAATAAACCAACTTCTATGACTGCATTTGGATCCACTTTTTATAGTCTATCAGATTTTACTACAACAAGGACAGTTGCCAGTATAGCAGATAGTATTATTCAATCATTTAGTTTAAATTTAAGTAACCCGAGTGCTTACATAGGATATTCTGGAGCTAATGCAGACCCTATGAGTATTGTAAGAGCTACTCCAGAGTTTGAAATTTCTTATGATGCTTCAGTAAAGTATGACGATAATACTGCTGGACTTCATACAGATTTTAAAGATGGTGATACTGTTACTTTAGAATTAGCTAACAATGGAACATTTTCGTCTGCAACTGGTTTCGGATGTAAAGCAAGTTATGGTAAAATAACATCAATATCTATGAGCGAAAACGCTGCAATGTTTTTTGATGTCTCTGTAAAGTTATTTGCACATACATCTGGCGATGTTATAGAAATAGTTTCAACGTAAAGGATCCGGAATGAACATAAAAGAATATAAAATAAAAGAAATAACGTTCAAGCAAGAAAGGGAATTGTATTCTGCATACAAAGCTAGTTACAATCAAACAGGATATGATTTAAATAAAAATAAACTAGGTAAATTAACTATTAATTGGGAGTTGCATGATAAAGCTGTAAATATGGCTTTAGATTTTGCTTTTGAAAATCCAGATGAAGATTTAAAAGGATTATCCCATATTGATATTGATAAACTTGGGCAAGAGTTATTAGTCAAATACTTAAGGTTAGACAATGACTCAAAAAACGACTAAGGGGACTTGGGCTTCGATATTATGTTTGGGCGTATAGTTTAGGTTTTATTGATACGCCCCGTTTTCCCGTTAAAATAAGCGAACCCTATGAAGCTCAGTCCCCTACTAAGTTTAAGCCGATTAAGTATGATGAAACTGAAAGGAATAATGAAGTTTTTAGAATCTCTAAAGAAGCGAATAAAAAGTTTTCTATTGGACAGCAATTATATTTTCAATTACATTATTTTTGCAATCCATATTTTTTATTTGACCATGAATTTGAAATGCTATACGAAGAATATAATATAGTTGATGAATTTAAAATTCCAATTGCATCAAGCATTGATAATGCTCCAGCAAATAAGTTAAGAGATTTTATGATTATTAGAGAGGAAGTCTATTATATTAAAAAATATTTAGCAGAAAAGGATACACATGGCAATAGGCGATAAAATAATAAATTATATATTTAGAGTTAGTGGATTAGATGAAGCTGAAAAAGGAACTAAAAAAGTTGACAATTCTTTAAAAAAATTAGCTGGAACTGCATTAACAGCAGGCGCTGCATATTTTTCTGCTAGAGGAATTATACAAGGATTAACGACTTCTGTTCAATTAGCTGCGCAACAAGAATTAGCAGAAAAGAAATTATCACAAGCATTAGGTTTTACATCTCAAGCACTTATAAAACAATCGTCTGAATTACAAAGGCTTACAAATTTTTCAGATGATAGTATTATAAGTCAACAAGCATTTTTAGCGGAATTAAATTTTACACAAGAGCAAATAAAAACAATTATTCCTGTGGCTGCGGATCTAGCTTCTGCTACTGGAATGACATTAGAAAGTGCTGTAAGAAATACTGCAAAAACATTTTCTGGACTTTCTGGAGAATTAGGTGAATTAGTTCCACAACTTCGTGAATTAACAGCAGAGGAAATGAAAGCCGGTAAAGCCGTTGAAGTAATGGCAGATTTATTTGGTGGGGCTGCGCAAGCACAAACAGAAACACTTGCAGGAACTATGGAGGGCTTATTTTTAGCAAGTTCTGATGCTGCGGAATCTTTTGGAACAATGTTAGCTCCAGCAGTAAAAGACATAGCAGAATTTTTAACTGATGCTGCTATCGCTGCTGATAATTTTTTTTCAAATTTTAATGATAATATGCGAGACATAGAAGATGAAACTTTAAATCGTCTCTCTAGTCAATTAGAACAATTAAAAGGAAATATATTAGCAGTTTCAATGGGACAAACAGAAGGTCTTGCTAAATCATTTTTAGAGATGACTGCAGACGATACTGATAGATTAGTTAAATCACTTGAAGAACAAATACAAACAAGAAAAGACGAATTAATTATAATTGAGAGAATAACTGAGGCTGAAAGAAACCTTGCTTCCGTTAAAAGACAAGACAATGATGAGTTTAAAAGGAGAGAAGCTGAATTACAAAAACAATTTGAAGCTGACGAAGAAAAAAGAAAAAAAGACGAAGAACAAAGGCAAAAAGACGAAGAAGCAAGATTATTAAAACAGCTTGATATGTTTCAAAAACGAAGGGATGCTAGGATTGCAGAGCTTGAAGCACAAGAGGAGCCTTTTAGAAATATGATAGGTTTAGCAGAAGGCTTTGCTGGTAGATTAGCTACGGCTGCGATTGAAGGACAAAATATGGAACAAGTCGTTAAATCTGCAATAAATTCTATCGCTGCGGAAATGGCTGCGAAAGCTGCGATTTTTAGCGTATTAAGTTTGCTTACTGGTGGTGCAGGTCCAGCAGCGAGTGCTGCGACAAAAGCAACATCTGGTGGTTTTTTTAATTTTGTATTATCAGGGTTTACAGGAAAGACTCCAAAAGTTAATGTAAATATAAATGGCGGTTTAATTAGCTCTAGTTATGTAAGAAATACTTTAGTTCCAGCAATTAGTAAAGCGAGTGCTTATTAATGATTAGTTTTAATAGTACTCTTTCTAATGCTTTAAAAATACGGAACAATAACACTTTTTGGTGTTTAAAATTATATTATAATGACGAATCTGCTTTTGTAGGTGTAAGTGATACTGATAGAGATGATGGATCCGATTTCTATCATGGAGTAATAACTGATTTTGGAGAACTAGTACAAAATTTAGAATATTTTGATTTTACAACATCAATTTCAAGCTTGTCAGTAAAATTATCAAATACAAAAAATTCAATAAGAGGAGGTAGGTTTTCAGATTTATTATCTACTTTAAATTTTGGAAATCGTAAATGGGAATTATTTCAATGTATTAATGGCTTAACTTTTGATACATCAGCAAACCAAATAGGCTCTGGTGTTATAAGTGGTGATTTTAAATATAACAGAAACGAAATTATTTTAGAATTATTAGATAAAACTGGAACTTTCCATGATGAAATACCAACAAATGTTGTTACCAATACCGCAGCTCCACCTGGCAATGTAGCTAAACCTATACCAATAGCGTATGGAGATTTTGAAGTAAAGCAAAATGTAGGAACAGTTCCAAGTAATTTTGCAGTAGCTTTTCCTGGTGGTAGATTTCCAGCAATAGTTGACCAAGCATGGAACTCATCAGATGATAAAGTCGTAGCACGACCAGATTCACAAGCATTACACACTTTAAGTCAGTCTAAGATTTATCAATATAAAGACAATATTTTTACAGCAATAAAAAATTCTAATTGTGCAGTAAGCACTTCGGATCCAAGTGTAAAATTTAGCGGTAACGAACAAATTTACTATCCAGAAGCAGTTAATGATTCTGGTTTGTTTGATGGCAAGTTTAATACTGGTAGAAATTTAATTGCAGCAAATGGTTCTTCTACAATTGGTTTTAGTTTACCTAAATTAAATGATTTAGGAACTATCGATTCAATAAAAATAATTATTTCATTTAATTCAATGACAAGTGGTGGAAGTGCAGATGCTTTTACGTTTAGAGATGCTAATAATACGGGTGATTCAGTAAACATAGCTTTTGCTGACGATAATTTAGAGCAATCAGTAACAATTCCAGTAAGTGGGTCAAATTTAATTTTTAATACAGATGAACTTGCTGATTTTAGTATGGAAGGCGATTATGAGTTTTTTTTACAAAAAAATTCTGGAACTATTACCGCAGCTTTTGTTAATGTAGCACTTGAGTTTAGTATTACGGCTGAACAAGACTATACAAGAAGATTTACAACTATAAGGGAAATAGGTAGCGAAACTACTTATGTATTAAGACAAAGAAAAATGATGCCAGTAACTAGAAAAACTTTACAAGTTACAGACCAAGTAGAAAAACCAGCAACAATTCAATACATTTATTATGCAGGAAAAGGTAGGAAATATGGCAGTTGGATAGATGCAAGCAGAGATAATGGTTATGACCAAAATGATTTAATTGAAAATCCTATTTATATGATAGAAGATATTTTAAGAACTGAATTAAGTTTAACAAATATTGATACTACAACTTTTGATAAATCTGGTAATACATCAGATGGTAAAATATTAAATGTTTTTGATGATTCAGCAACTGATATAAAATTTGCATTTTCTCAATATAAATTTATTAACTCAAAAGAATTAATTGAAAATATAGGAAAAATATCAGGAAGTTATTTATTTTTATCAGGTGATGGTAATTTTAAAATACAAACACTAGAACGTCCAGAAGATTATAATTCTTCAAGAAATGATATTAATACAATCGATTATAATCAAATTACTTTAGATAAAATTGAACTAACTCCTATAAATGCAGTAAGAAATAAAGCTATTATAAATTTCAATTATGACTATGGAAAAGAAGATACTCAAAGCACTACTAATTCGTCAAATGCGACTTCGCAAGGGACTACTGTTAATGGAGTTGGTCAGCTTTTAACATTAGAAGTAGATACTAATAAAATAATAGACAATACTACTGCATCTGCTTTATCTACATATTTAGTTTCAATCAGTAAAGACAGAAAAATTACAATTATGTTTGATTCTCCAACTGCTAGGTATAATGGGCTTGAAATAGGTGATTTAATTAATTTTGAAAACTTTGATTCAGATATAAAATTATTCGGATCCAGTATGGATTCAGCAAATAATATTTTTATGATTACACAAACAACTAAACGACCAGATGGTTGTGAATTTTTATGTACGGAGGTTAGTGATTAATGACTTATTCAAGAATACAAACACCAAGATTTTACGTTGACCATATAAATTGGTTAATTTCAAGAGGTGTATCACCAGACCAGTTTGCTATGGCAACTGGATCCAATTTAATTGACCACGATGCAAGTTTTGTAGATGCAGAGCTGTTTGATATGAATCCAAGCAGACAAGTTGTTTTTAGCACTTCGGATTCTTCTGGTACAAGGGCAGACCATTTATTATTTGTTATCGATAAACAAGCTACAAATATAGCTACTGATTTTGTTGCTATACTAAACCACAACTTAAATAGTGCTAACGCTCAATTTTTTATTCATAGCAGTTCTTCAGATATTACATCTGCTGACCCTGCGAATCATAGTGCAGCACCTATACTAAATGCTACTGAAAGTTCTGATATTTTTACACCTACATCAGATGGTGATTCGATTATAGAATTAAGTTCTGTAACAAACAGATATGTTGCTATACAAATACAAGGTGTAAGTTCTGCATTTAGTAGTTCTAATGATGTTAAAATCGGATCCATTATGATTGGAAAAAAGTTTGACATGCCTATATCACCAGATTTAAATGTAACAAGGAATATTTCTTTTGGTAATGATATCATGGAAACTCCAGCAGGTAAAAGATTTAGCCAAGCGAGGTTTTTAGAAGGTAATTTATCTTCATCAACTCAAACAGGACAACCATTTAGAACTAAAGGCACATCAGGTAGTTTACGTTTCGGAGGTCGTTCATCTTTTCAAATGAACTTTAGTTTTATTTCTGATGAAAACTTAGTTAATTCAGATATTAGCACACAAAGCACAGATTCAACTTTTTTAAATGATGTTTGGAATCGCACAGGTGGTTCTCATATTCCTTTTATATTCACCCCAGATGGAAGTTCAACCACAAACGGAGATTACTTGTTTGCTAGATTTGACCAAGACACTTTATCTTTAAGTCAAGTCGCAAGTAATGTATTTTCTACTTCTTTAGGTATTTCCGAAGAATTCTAAAGCAAGTAAATATCTCTCGCGGGGCATTAACATAAAAAAAACAAAGCGTTTGTCTAAGAAAGGTTAATTAAATAAATACTTGCTTTAATTTAACTATTGCTGACAATGCGAAGTAGGGCTTCCGATTTATAGTGAATAGCCTTTTTTTTTGAGGTTTGCTATTCTGCCAGCAATAGTACTTCTTGAAACTTTTAATATTTTAGCCATTTCTCTTTGTTTTTTACCCTCAGCATATAATAACAAAGTTTCTGTTTCTTTTGTAGTAGGCATTTTTTTCTTTTTAGTCATTTAATTATAAATTATCAATTACACTACAATCAAATTCTATTTCTAATTCTTTTAATCTTTTTTTCATTTCTTTATAAAAAATATCATTTTCATATTCACGTTTTTTGCTTAATGATTGTGCTTTATATGTAAGCAATTCAAATTTTTTGGATCCAATTTTTTTTATCATATAATTTCTATATTCTTCTCTGTTTTCTTTTTCCCAAAATCTATGACAACCATAACATAAAGCATCACAATTATCTTCGTCAAATCTTACTGAATAACGTGTCCTACCAAAATAATGAGAATTTTGTAATGCTCCTTTATTAAAATAATAATTTTTTCCACATCTTTTACAACACCATTTATCTCGTGTCCGTATTATATCACTAAATATTTTATCGTATTTATTTCTTTTCATACCAGAAAGGTGAAAGGAAGCCAGAGTCCAAGGGTAGGTTTACGTTGGCACATAAAACCAAACTTAGGCTTCCTTTAAAGTTTTTTATAATTCTCAATTAACAAATCTAAGTATTTTTTTGCTTTAAACAAATCTTCAATTCCATTTTTATCTTTAAACCTTGTAATATATTTTATAATGTTTCCTTCGCAAAAACCTAAATTGTGGCTTAAAATATATTTAGTTGTTTCTATTCCTCTTGTATAATAATTAGGATTTATAGGGTCAGTATCTGAATCTGCTACCACAGAATTTAATGTCGATTCAGTCGTCTGTTGTGTCAAATGCTTCACCAACTTTATTATAATCTGGAACTAAAGGTGTTGAATCGACCCTTGGCCAATCCCTTTGTCTAAGTTCTTTTTCTAATCCAGTCCTATTTTCTTTTGCTGTTTTTTTATTTTCTTCTATTATTTTATCTAGCAATTGTTGACATTCTTGTACGAAAGCGTCTTGCCTGAATTGTTTAGCTAATGATATAATCGTATTAATAATAAAAGTCAACAGCCTTTGCTCTTTTCTAGTAATTTCCATTTTTTCCTCCTATTTTACTAATTTTAAGTAATTATTACATATAGGGCAACTAGTTTTTAATTCTCTTGTTTCAGCAAAAACTTCTATTTCTGGATGGTCTAAACAAGTATATTTATATTTAGATGTAGCTGTATTTTTTTCAAAATTCCAAGTAGAAATACATCTTTTCCAATTTTTTATTTTAGTTTTGCCCCTATACCAACCATTGGCTTCATAATGGTCAAAGAATTTTCTTGAATTTTCATCTGGATCCGAAATGTTTAGTTCTTTAAAAACATCTAAAACCATTTTATGATTTTTTGGCTTAGCAATGTATTTGTCTATGTCTGTATCTTTAGACTTATCTTTATCTTTATATTTAATACTACGAGTAGTGTTTGCATACCCTTTGTATAGGGTATAGCAATTTAAAGATTTTAGTCTTTTAATAACTGCTAAATGAGGTTTTGAATTTTCAGATAATTCATTATATTGGAATTTCACATAATCTGGAATCCATATTTTAGTTTTATTATCTACCCAGACAATTCTATTTTTTTTAGTAGCATTAATTTTATCTGAAAAAGTTTTAACGTCAAAATTAATTCCTAAATCAAATTCTATTCTGTCTGGGTCATATTCTAAAAACCCTGCTAAATCGCAAGTAGATATTAAATATAAAAAAAATAACTTAATCTCTGGTTCTAATCTGCGAAACCATAGTTTTTGGAAAATATCTGAACTAATAAATTTCTTCGCCATTATTCTGGTAATTCAATTTCATCTGGGTTTTTTCCAGTTTGAACATATTCGACCCAGTCATTAATATTATTTATTACTTCTTCGGTAGGTTCTAAACCTTGCTCATAAGCAATATTAGCGAAAGTACATCTACATTTAATCCTACCTATTTCATCCCAATCAACTTCTTTTTTAGGTTTGAAATCTGATTTCATATTATTAAATGAATCTTTTAAAGAATTAAATTCTTCTTTTTTTGTATTTCCACTTAATGTTTCACCACCTAAGTTTTCAACCTTAAAAGCAGTAGCCCCATTGTTTTTTTGTTCTTTACAAACCCTTAATTTGGATCCAATTTCGTAAGATGCTATTTCTAAGCATAAACGTTCTCCAAATACAACTTTCTCTTGATTATCATGCTGAACTTTTAAAATATAGCTTTTACCATATTGTCCATCAAAAGTCCCCGGTTTTTTCTCTATTACAAAGATATCTTGTGGTTCATCTACGTTAAATTGTAGTCTTGGTTTATTTGTCATTGTTTTCTCCTTGTGTTATTGGATATTTATTAATATCGGTTTTTAAATCCATAGCTATCTGTCTCCAAGAATCTGCTTGAGATTCTAAGTGAGTTATTTTTTTGTCTAACCTTAAATAATGAAATACATAAATGCATATAATAGCAAAATCTATTCCATTAATAGTTTGATACCATTCCATTTTATAATTCCTTCCGTTTATTTTGTTTTGAAGCATTTGCTAAATAAGAAATTTCATCGTGAACTTTTCTTAATTCTAGCTGTCTTTTATATTCTTCATAATCTTCTGGAGGTTTTCCTAAAGGTTTACGATTTTTATATAAATAAAAGTCCTTGCTAACTTCTTCTATTTTTTTATTAGCTTCAGTTAATTGATTAAAAATAGATTCTATATTCATATTTTGAGAAGTGTTAACTTTTATAAGTTCTTTAAATCTAGTAGTAAGATTTTTAATTGACCCATATATAGTATTAATCTCTTTATTCACCTTTTCAAAACGATGAAATAATAAATCAATCTCTGCTTGTATTTTTTCATTTTTGTTCATTTTTTCTCCATTTCTCTTGAATTGCTAAATTAATATTTTCAGTTTGATTATATTCTTGAATTGAACCATCAATGTCAAAAGCATTAAATTCTGCAATTATTGAACTTTGTTCATATTGCCCATCGGATCCATTAGTTAAATAAACTACGAAATGATTCATATCATCATTGATTTTAGTTATATTTACTGAAATTCCTCGTTTCCAAGTATTTGCTTCTACGGACATTCTTTTATGTCCAAGCCTACTTGCTTCACCTTTTTCACCTTTACATTTTCCTTGAAACCTAGCCATTGTACACTCCCTTTCTATATATATAAGTTCCGAATGAATCTTTTCCATTATACTTTGTTAAAATATTCATTCCATCTCGCCTAAGTCTTAAAATAACATCTGATAATCTCGTACATCCGTAAAGTTGAATAGCTTCCCATGAAGTTATTTGTCCTTTATTTATTAAATGATATTTTACTTTGTTTTTTTGTGTTTCTTTATTTTTCATTTTCTATATACACTCCATCCTCATTTTTTATAAGGCCTTGATGTTCTAGCCAGTTTTCGTTATCTTCGTCTATTAATTCAATATTATAATCATTTGCTACTTTTTTAAGTAGAATTTTAGTATAATATTTTTTATCGCTTGTCATTTCTTCGACATAACCCATTTCAAATAGGTATTCAATCGCTTCCATGCAATCCTTTTTAGTTACTTTATTTTTCATTTTATTTCAATATCTCCTTTATTATTAAAAACATCTTCTTGTGTATGAGCTATTTTCATTTCGTATATAGAATGATATGAATTAACTTCTTCGATTATTTTAAGTTTCATATTTTGGCGAAACTTAAGTTTATCTTTATCAGAAAAATTATTATAATCATATATAGAAACAGAATCTGAAATATAATCAGCTTCAATTTCAATATATCCATCTACGAGATATTTATACTTTATTTTAACAGGTGTTATTTCACTCTGTATTTCATAACCAATGGATCCGACCATGTGTACTTTATTATTCATTTAAACTCCCTTGTTAGCATCATTATCTCTTTTTTCTAAACATTTTACTGAACAGAAAAATTGAAAATGATTTTTTGTTAACGGTATATTACAAAAATGGCACCTACCTAATGGTGCCATTTCTTTTTCATCTTTGTTTTGTTCATGTTCCCATAAATCACCTAATAATTCATCTGCTGATGTTTCATCATTTTCATTATGGAATTCTGCTATTATTTTATCTATATCCATTTTGGATCCTATTTACTAAAAAGTGAAAATTTAAAGCCTGTTGCTCCAAAATCTCCACCTAAAGTCCTTAATGTGAACCTTTGTTTTTTATATATAATAGGACCTTCATTATTTTCTAATAATTGTTCTAATCTTGTATAAAAACAATCGTATTCTACTTGCCCTTTTAACCTTTTAAGAAGATATATTAACTCTTGTCTTAATCTGTTTTTTTCGGAATAAGTAGTTTTTTTAAAAAAAACATTTAAATGATATACTTCGATTGCAGTACCTATTAATGTTTCTCTATCATTTTTACTTAAAGATTTATAAAAATTATCATCCATATCTGCTTCTACTTTTGCAGTATCCATTATGGGTTTGTTAACACCATCAAATACTTTAGTATTTAAGCAAAAAATTCCAGATATAGGAAAATATGAAGCATTTATGTCATATAAATGAACATAAAAATTATCATCTATTTTATCTATATCTTTTTTATCGTCGATATTAATATATTTATATATTTGATAATCTTTTTTATCACCTTTAAAATATTCGTATTCGAAAGACCTTTTAACGAATCTTTTAAAATTGAAAGAATTTGAAACGTGTCCGTAATTTTCCATTACTTTACCTCCATTCTTTTAACGTAACGATTAAGGTAAAATTCTAAGGCTTTACATCCTTCTTTGATTTTACAAACCGTGTCTATGTCTTCTTGAGATAAAGTATTAAACCATTCATCTTCTTCTATGTCTGCTATATGGAATGGATTTGATAAATCAGGATTGCCTTGCTCATCTGATGGATAAGTAAATCCGTCTCCATCTATATAACATCCTACTGAATCCAGTAGTCTGTAGTATTTATCATCTTCGTAGTGTTTCATTTGAACTCCTTTTGTTATTTTAGTTTTATGTGCCATATTGAAATTTAATAAATTTATATGTTAAATAAAAGCTTTTTAGCCTAAAAATACAACAATAAAAATAGGTCTATCTCTATAAATATAAATAGTTAAGGTAAAAATAGGTTAAAAAAACACAACATAATATATTATAGTAAAAGGTAGTATATTATTAAATGGATCCAAAAAAAATAAACTCATTATCTGTAAATGAAATACAAGACACTTTTTTTGTTTCCAGGACTACCGCAAAAAAAATTTATAATATATATTGCAAATTTCCAGAAAATTTAGAAAATTATACATCAGAACAAAAAAATGACGTTTATGACAAACCATTTAATATAATAAGTTTAAATGAACATACTACACCTGAACAAAAAGAAATAGAATGGTTTAAAAGGATTTAGTTAATTAGTGCCCAAAAGTAATACAAAAAGGCAATTGGTTATTCCAATAAGATGAAAGTTGTTGAAATAAATATAGACGATTTAATATTCGCTGAATATAACCCTAGGGAATTAACAAAAGAACAATATAAAGATTTAAGAGATTCTATATCAAGATTTGGTTTAGTTGATCCCTTGATTGTAAATTCAAATGTAAAAAGAAAAAATGTTTTAATAGGTGGGCATCAAAGGGCTAGAATAGCAAAAGATTTAGGTTTAGAAAAAGTTCACTGTGCTTTAATTAATTTAGACATTAACGAAGAAAAAGAATTAAATATTAGGTTAAATAAAAATCAAGGGCAATGGGACTGGGATGAATTAGCTAATAATTTTGAAATAAATGAGCTTAAAAATTGGGGTTTTTCTGAAGAAGAATTATCTTTATCAGAACAACCAGAGCTAGAGGAATTAACAGAATCTTTGAAAGAAAAGCCACTTGAAATAAAAATTATTTTACAAAATATAAATGATTTTGATTTATGTATTCAAGATGTTGAACATATTATAAAAAAATATTCCGGATCCCGTTATTCGGTTAGTGGTGGTGAAATATGATTTTAAAAAAAGCGTCAAAAAAAGCGATTAAATATTCTTGTTTAAAATTTCATTATGCTAAAACTTTACCCGCAGCAGGAATGGGTTTTTCTGTTTTTAATGATAAAAACGAATGGTGTGGATGTATAGTTTATGGTAGAGGAGCTAATCCGTATATTGCTTCAAAGTATGGACTTAAGCAAGGTCAAGCAATGGAATTAGTTAGAATGGCATTAAATGGAAAACAAGAATCAACATCTAAGGCATTAGCATTGAGCATGAAACTTTTTAAAAAATATAATCCAACAGTAAAACTTTTAGTTAGTTATGCAGATAAAGGACAGGAACATACAGGAGTTATTTATCAAGCTACTAATTGGATATATATTCAAAATATTAAATCATCTGGTTTAGAATATTTATATAATGGCAAATGGATGCATGCTAAAAGCTTTGGAAACTATAAAATAAAACCAGCGTT